TCAGATCTTATCTGCATGATGCAGTAATACAAATTTATCCCACAATTGCTCTTCTGTTTCCTGTTGGTCTGGATCGGTGATAATGGTATTATTTATCGGACAGACTGATTGACAGGTTGGAGCGTCATAATGACCGATGCATTCGGTGCAACGCTTGGAATCAATCTCATAAATTTCATCTCCCATTGATATAGCCTGATTGGGACATTCAGGTTCACACATATCACAATTGATACAGCTTTTTTTGATTAATAACGACATTTTAATAACTTAGTTTATTTTTCATTTTATACCAGTGTGTTATCGTCAGTTTTAATTTCTTACTATTACACACTTATTGTATTTTTATACGACATAAATTACATTGAAAAACCAAGTCTGGCAATAAAAAACCATAATAGATGAAATTTTTTCTATCTTAGAAAACGCTTATGTGTGAACTTTATTATTCAGTTAGCTATATAGGAAATAAGTCAAGGGCGTGTAAAACTTCCAATATTATGTAGTTAATAGGTCTTGAGAGAAAATAGCTTGGATGATAACAGAATATTTACAACCTATACCCAATGGATTTCAAGATGCATCGCGACGGCAAGGGAGTGAATCCCCGGGAGCATAGCAAACTATGTGACCGGGGTGAGCGAGTGCAGCCAACAAAGAGGCAACTTGAAAGATGACGGGTATAGTATTAGAGTAAATAAAATGATAAAGACCGGGTATTATTCTAATCCCGGTCTGTTTGTTAATTACAATAATGGCGCAATTGGCCAGTCAATTTCCGGTGCTTTATCAAGATAATTCTAAAGTCAGAGATAGATAACAACTATGAGTGTTGAAAGTTAGTTATCTGATACTCCTATTACGAATATGCGTACAGGCGGAAAGTGTGCACCGCGAGACTGCCAATGTGATATTATTACTAGGTTTTCTTTATTGATTTTTAATATTTCAGCTCCTTCACCATAGTTGCCTCCACTGGCAAATCCTCCCATACTTGAAAGTATAGCATGAGGTTCATAAGAGTATGCAATTGGGTATGTGATAGTGAATTTCCCCTCGTTAGCTAAATTTGGAGCCTTTGCATATACAGATTGTAATAAGATATATTTTCTCTTTGATCCGCTCAAAAATGGAATTTTAAGCGTTATGAAATTATCCCCTTGTGTAAACAGAGGAGTGCCTGCTAATAACAAGTCTAATAAACCGAGATTTTTCACAAACTCATTTTTGTTAGGAATATCTTGACCATTTTGGTTTTTGGCCAATCTGCCGTTAGCACTATCATTTATATCGGAAACAAGTTTCTGAGTTGCGGCCAGTGTATTACTATTGCCAATGATATCTGTGAGTTGAACAATACCTTTTTGTGTTAATGAGGCATCAGGAATTTTTGTTGTGATTTTTTGTTCTAACGCTTTATTTAATTGGGCGGTGAGTTTGTCTATATTACCATCATCGAGAACATCATTGCCAGATTGTGTTGCGATAAAGTTAGCGACTACAGATGATATGGTTGATGACTGACGTAATGCTTTATTTAATACATGAGTAGTAATACTCTCTGGTGGAAATCCAGTATTTAAACTCTCGTTCTCTTCATATTTTTCTTGGCTCACAACATTAGCATTGTTACTAATAGAAAAAGCCTTAAAATCATTTTTTGGACTCATGTTTTTCCCTCAAATTAAATAGTGTATTCTATAATTAATAATATTTAATTGTTATAAAGATAACTTTAAGAAATTCATAGTCTAGTTCGGTAAAATAATAATGAAATACTTTTATAACTTAGGCGATTAACTATTTATGTGTAGTTGATGATAATTGGTTGAATTTTTCAATCAAATAACCTGATATTGATAAATAGAATGGTGAAAATATATTTAAACCATAAAATCCTGTCAGGGTGAGCAGGAGGAGTAATAATGAGTCATTATTCTCCGGGAAAAAGTATATGATATTACTGGATTGGGTTGATATTTCAATGGTTCTTGATATTGCATAGCTAAAATACCAGAATGAATAGAGTGATAAAGACCGGGCGCTATCCTGATCCCGGTCTTTTATTAGTTACAATAATGGTAAAATTGGCCAGTCTATTTCCGGTGCTTTTGACGTATCAACCCGGTTAAGCATGATTCGGTATTTTTTCCATTCTTTGAGTAATCGCATTTCTTCGTCTGTTGCTATATCAAGTTCTTCTGAATCAGAAAGTGGGATTATTTTTTTATTCGCGTGAGATATAAATTGCGTTCTTTGGCTTTCCGCTATGGATATAAATTGCTCTTTTGTTGGTGGTGGAGTGTCTTCCCAACAAGGAAGACCATCTTCGCCACAGGAAAGTATTTTTCCGGTGGGAGGTATTTCCGAGAAATTATTGAATATGCTATCAGTTACAGATATGGGATCGTTTGGCCATGAGCCTGATTCAATATAATTCTGCTGTAATGATAGAGGATAAAATGATTTATTTGATGGACTGAATACATAGTTTTTGTTATTCATAATTCTTTGCCAATTTTCATTAAATAATCATAATAATTTTTTTAATTAATATCCTATTGCCATAAAAAATGTAAAAGTAGTGAGTTTATGGTAATTAAGATTTTTATAACACCGAAACTGATGCTGATTTTCTATCGTTGCTGAAAATATACCTGCTGCTTGGGGGTCATTACCACGGTGAGTTAATGTGATACTAAAACATGCGTTTGGGAATGGTATTGGAAAGTTATTTAAATACCCAGATTGAGGGTCGCTATGGTTATAAACTTGTGCTAATCCCCACATTAAAATTAAACCCGAAGGCAATTTTTGCCAGCCATTCTTAACCAAGTTTGCGGTGAAAAAAGACATATTTGGAACTTGATTAATTCCATTTCCCACTTTCAGGTTTGCAGCTTTATCTAAACCTAAGTTTTTCACAAACTCATTTTTATTAGGAATATCTGCGCCGTTTTGCGTTTTTTCTAGTCTGTTATTGGCATTATTATTTATATCGGAGACAAGCTTCTGTGTTGCAGCCAGTGTATTACTATTGCCAATGATATCTGTGAGTTGAACAACACCTTTTTGTGTTAATAAGGCATCGGGAACTTTTTTTGTAATTTTTTGTTCTAGCGCTTTATTCAATTGTGCAGTGAGTTTGACTATATTGCCATCATCCAAAACATCACTGCCAGATTCTGTCGCAATAAAATCAGCTACAACAGATGATATTGTTGATGACTGACGTAATGCCTTATTTAATACATGCGTGGTAAGGCCTATTGGGGGAAATCCAGTCTGCAATTCTGGAGTGCCTTCATATAAATTTTGAGCCACCACATTTGCACCATCTCTAATAGAAAACGCTTTAAAATCATTTTTGGGACTCATATATATTCTCCTAAAATTCAATAGTGGGTTCTATAGGTGATTTTTTAAGTTATTGTAAGGATAATTTTCCATCTCTCACAGTTTAGAGATGAAAAAATAATAATTAAACATTTTTATAGCTTATGGGGTTAATTATTTTCGTATATTTTGAGTAGTAAACAATCCGATATGTTTAAATTGAAAGAATATCTGAGTAATGAATGCCTTTTTATATAGGTATATTAAATAATTTTCATGTTGAAAGATTTATTCTGGAAAATAAATTTCGATGACGTACAAGATCACTAATATCGTATGAACTAAAAAATCTTGGTGGAGAATAGTTTGTATGATGACGGAACATTAACCATTGTAGTATTAGTAATAACAAAAAGACCGGGATTCAGCCTGAATCCCGGTCTTTTTGTTAATTACGATAATGGTGCAATTGGCCAGTCAATTTTTGGGGCTTTTGACGTATCAACCCGATTAAGCATGACTCGATATTTTTTCCATTCTTTGAGTAATAGCATTTCTTCGTCTGTTGCTATACCCAGTTCTAGCGCATCGGAAAGCGGCGTTATTTTCTCATTTGCAAGAGATATAAATTGTGCTTTTTGGCTTTCCGCTATGGATATTAATTCCTCTTTTGCTGGTGGTGGAGTGTCTTCCCAACAAGGAAAACCATTTTCGCCACAGGAAAGTATTTTTCCGGTGGGAGGTATGCCCGAGAACTTATTGAATATGCCATCAGTTACAGATATGGGATCGTTTGGCCATGAGCCTGCTGCAATATAATCCTGCTGTAATGATAGTGGATAAAATGCTTTATTTAATGCGCTAAATACATAGTTTTTATCGTTCATATTAATACCCTATTGCTCTATAAAATGCTGCTACAGGAATTTGTAAATTTGGAATACTGCTAAAACATTGGAATTGGGCATTATTGACCGTCATTAGTGAAAATGTTCCAGCATGTTGAGGAGCATTACCAACGTGAGTTAAAGTGACGTTGAGACATTTATTCGGGAATGGGATTGGAAAGTTATTTAAAGCACCAGCTTCGGCATAAGCATTGCCTTTAACTGATGCTATTCCCCACATTTCAATTAAACCCGAAGGTAATTTTTGCCATCCGACCTGATTCAGGTTAGCGGTGAAAAACGACATATTAGGTACCTGATTTTCACCATTCCCTATCGTTATATTTGTTGAATCTGATAAACCAAGGTTCTTTATAAATGCAGCTTTATCAGGAATATCTGCACCGTTTTGGTCTTTTGCCAGTCGATTATTAGCATTATCATTTACATCAGAAACAAGCTTCTGAGTTGAAGCAAGTGTATTACTGTTGCCTATTTGGTCTGTGAGCTGAACAATTCCTTTTTCTGTTAATGAGGCATCGGGAGTTTCTGTTGTGTTTTTTTGTTCTAAGGATTTCTTGAATTGGGCGGTGAGTTTGTCTATATCCCCATTATCCAGAACATCTTCGCCAGATTGTGTTGCGATAAAATTAGCGACGACAGTGGATATGGTTGACGACTGACGTAATGCCTTATTTAATAGTTCAGGGGTAATATCTGCTGTTGGAAACCCAGTTTGTAATTTTTGTTCTTTTTCATATGTTTCTTGGGTCATTATATTTGCATTTTCATTAATAGAAAAAGCCTTAAAATCATTCTTTTGACTCATATATTTTTCTCCAATTAAGCAGTGTATTTTATAAGCAATATAGTGAATTTTTATAAAAATAATTTTTCCCTATTCACGCCAGCTATAGTTTAGTTAGAAAAAATAATAATGGAATACTCTTATAACTTATAGGGTTAACTATTTTTATATAATTGTTGGTAATGAATATGTTAATTTTTTGTAATCTGAAATATATCTAAACTATTTGCATTTAATGTTTGAAAATGATCTTTATTTTCATTAATAAAGTCTCATTTATTCCTTGGAGGAATTATGTGGTATGACTGAATTGGTTTAATATTTTAATGATTATTGGTGTTGAATAACTACAAAATACCAGAATCAATAAAATGATTAAGACCGGGTTCTACCTGAATCCCAGTCTTTTTGTTAATTACGATAAGGGTGGAATTGACCAGTCAATTTCAGGTGCTTTCGAAGTATCAACCCGATTAAGCATCACCCGGTATTTTTTCCATTCTTTGAGTAATAGCATTTCTTCGTCTGTTGCTATACCCAGTTCTAGCGCATCGGAAAGCGGCGTTATTTTCTCATTTGCAAGAGATATAAATTGCGCTCTTTGGACTTCTGCTATAGATATCAATTCTTCTTTTGTTGGTGGTGGGATATCTTTCCAACAAGGAAGACCATCTTCGCCGGAGGAAAGTATTTTTCCTGCGGGAGGTATTCCCGAGAACTTATTGAATATGTCATCCGTTACAGATATGGGGTCGTTTGGCCATGAGCCTGCTGCAATATAATCCTGCTGTAATGATAGCGGATAAAATGCTTTATTTAACGTACTGAATACGTAGTTTCTATCGTTCATAATTCTCTGCCAATTTTAATTAAATAATCATCATGATAAATTAATTATTTTTAATTAATAACCTATCGCTCTAAAATAGATTCCAACAGGAGGAACATGATTAGTAGGACTTCTATAACATCGGAATTGGCTCCGATTTACTACGTGTACTGAACATATTCCGGCGTCTTGGGGGTTATAACCACCATGAGTTAACGTAATATTTAAACAGGCGTTAGGAAATGGTATTGGAAAATTATTTAAATATCCAGCCTCAAGAGAGCCATAGCCGTTAGCCAGTACAAATCCCCATGTTTCAATTAAACCTGAAGGTAATTTTTGCCAACCAGCGCTAGTCAAGTTTGCAGTGAAATACGACATATCTGGAATCTGATTAATTCCAGTGCCTATTTCTCGTTTTGCTGCTTCATTTAAACCTAAGTTTTTCACAAATGCATTTTTATCAGGAATATCTGCGCCGTTTTGTGCTTTTTCCAATGCGAAATCGGAAATTTTATTTATAAATTTTTTTTCTAACGCGCTATTTAATTGAGTGTTGAGCTTAACGGTATCACCATCATCGAGAACATCATCGCCAGATTGTGTCGCGATAAAATTAGCGACAACAGAGGCTATTGTTGACGACTGACGTAATGCTTTATTTAACAAGTGAGTGGGAACATCATTTGGTGGAAACCCAGAATACAAACTCAGACTTTCTTCATATCTTTCTTGGCTCACTACATTAGCATTATTACTAGTAGAAAAAGCTTTGAAATCATTTTTTGGGTTCATGCAAATTCCTTAAATAATATTATTATATAATTGATACATTGGGTTATTATTGGGCTGGTTTATCGTGATTAATGCTTATCATAGTCTAGTTCAGGATAAAAATAGTGGGGTGTTATTATTTCTAATAAGGTTAACTATTTTTATATTTTTGATGGAAATAAGTATTCAATGTTTTTTAACGAGAGTCTATCCAGGCTATTTATATTTAACATTTGATGATTTTTAACTGTAGAAAAGAATTTGTCACTGATTTTGGTAAATAAAATGGTGAAATAGATGTTGGAAGGTCAAAAATATCTGAATAAATAGGATGATAAAGACCGGGAACTATCCTAATCCCGGTCCTTTTTTTAATTACGATAATGGTGAAATTGGCCAGTCAATTTCTGGGGCTGTTGAAGTATCAATGCGATTAAGCATCACACGATATGTTTTCCACTCTTTAAGTAATAGTGTTTCTTCATTCGTAGCTATATCAAGTTCTACAGCATCAGCAAGCGGCGTTATTTTCTCATTTGCAAGAGATATGAATTTCGCTCTTTGGGCTTCTGCGATAGATATCAATTCCTCTTTCGTTGGGGGTGGAATATCTTTCCAACAAGGAAGACCATCCTCTCCAGAGGACAGTATTTTTCCTGTGGGCGGTATTCCTGAAAATTTATGGAATATGTCATCTGTTACAGGTATAGGGTCATTTGGCCATGATCCTGCTGCAATATAATCTTGTTGTAATGATATCGGATAAAATGCTTTATTTAATTCACTGAATATATAGTTTTTATCGTTCATAATTCTCTGCCAATTTTAATTAAATAATCATCATGGTAAGTTAATTATTTTTAATTAATATCCTATTGCCCTAAAATATGTATAAACATTAGGCGTATGAGGGGTAGAACTTCTGTAACATTTGAACTGACTCTGATTTACTACAGACGCCCCGAATATTCCTGCTGCTCCGGGGTCCCAATCATTGTGAGTTAATGTGATGCTAAAACATTTATTTGGGAATGGTATTGGAAAGTTATTAATATATCCGCCATTAGGATTTCCACCGAGAGAAACTAATGCTATTCCCCACATTTCAATTAAACCTGAAGGTAATTTTTGCCAACCATTCTGAACCAAGTTTGCAGTGAAAAATGACATATCTGGAATTTGATTAACTCTAGTTCCTACTTCCCGTTTTGCAGCCTCATTTAAACCTAAGTTTTTCACAAACGCATTTTTATTGGGGATATCTGCGCCGTTTTGCGTTTTTTCTAGTCTGTTATTGGCGTTATTATTTATATCGGAGACAAGCTTTTGAGTTGCAACCAGTGTATTACTGTTGCCAACCACATCTGCAAGCTGAACAATACCTTTCTGTGTTAATGAGGCATCGGGAATTTTTGTAGTAATTTTTTTTTCTAACGCTTTATTTAATTGTGTAGTAAGTTTGGTTGTATTACCATCATCCAAGACATCACTGCCAGATTCTGTCGCAATAAAATCAGCTACAACAGAGGCTATTGTGGACGACTGGCGTAATGATTTATTTAGTATATGGGTAGTAATATTTTCTGGGGGAAATCCAGTTTGTAAATTCTGACTTTCTTCGTATCTTTCTTGACTCACTACATTAGCGTTATTATCAATAGAAAACGCTTTAAAATCATTCTTAGGACTCATATATATTCCTTAATTAAATAATGTTCTTTTGTAATTAATATATTAAGTTATAGTGTAGGTGATTTATCGAGATTGTGTTCAATTATAGTCTACTCCAAAAGTAGGATAATAAGATTCCATTATTAATCACTTGATTGATTATTTGTGTATGGCTAATGATAATAAATCGTTTAATGTCTTGTAATCGAAAGCATATTCAAAATGTTGGTATTTGGGAATTATCTTGTCTCTTTTGTCAATTTTTAAATGGTTTGTTAAAATAGAGGGCGTCAGAATGTCGGTTGCGAAAATAATATTATTTTGTCTGTTGGCTAGATTGTTATATTTGTTTTGTGCTTGTTCGATAAATCTATACCCAATGGATTTCAAGATGCATCGCGACGGCAAGGGAGTGAATCCCCGGGAGCATAGGTAATTATGTGACCGGGGTGAGCGAGTGCAGCCAACAAAGAGGCAACTTGAAAGATAACGGGTATAGGTAAATATCTTTGTAAAATAAGGGGTAAATTATCTCCTAAAAAATAAAAAGGGCTGCCATGCAGCCCATAATTCTAATCAGCAATATAAATTTCTGTAATATCAGGGCAATCCTCTTTGTTTACTATAGATAACCTCAGTCCTCCATCTGACGAATGCACAACGAGCCATCCTCTTGAACCATATCCGGCACCAACCAAAATATTATCGATTGGAGGCATTTGTAAAGGTAAAAATATACCTGGGCTACCAGTACGTAAATATATACATCTTCCTCGTATGTCCTGACTCAGTAATATACTACTTCCGCTGTCTCCACCGGCCCCTATTTTTTGCCATCCCTGATTAGGGCCTTTCTTTTGATATCGCCTGTCAGATTCCGAACGTGAATACGCCCCGACATCTCCGGCTTCTAGATTGATGTCTTCAACCAGCGCTTTGCCGTTAATTTTCCTGTTATTAGGAACTGCATTTTTCGCCAATGCTACGGTTTCTGATAAACCAAGTTCGTTTACAGTAGGTTTGTTTTTTGTTGTATAAATGTTAGTCCAATCTTCTTCAAATCCGTAATTATCACGAGCCGAGCGATAAGCAATACCTCCGTTTTTGTAATGTACTTTCAATTGAAAAGCCGGACAACTCCCAGCTCCGTTATAGAAGTGCACAACATGATCACTAAATTTCGGATTCAGTAAGTCATATGACCCTGAATCTACATTCCACGGGACTTGGTTATCAACAGAATATTTTCCTGTTAATCCGAGCTTAAATGCTCCCACATCACCAGCCCCTAAATTGATATCTCCAGTCAGCGCCTTACCATTAATTTTCCTATTATTCGGCACAGCATTTTTAGCCAAATTGACGGTGTCCAGCAAATCGAGATTTTTCACAAATTCATTTTTATTGGGAATATCTGCCCCATTTTGGTTTTTGGCTAATCTATTGTTAGCATTATCATTTACATCAGAAACGAGCTTTTGAGTTGCAGCGAGTGAATTACTATTACCAACCACATCTGTAAGCTGAACAATACCTTTCTGTGTTAATGAGGCATCGGGAACCTTTGGCGCCATTTTCTGTTCCAGCGCCTTATTTAATTGAACGGTGAGTTTATCTATATTTCCATCATCCAGAACATCATTGCCAGATTGTGTCGCGATAAAATTAGCGACTACAGAGGCTATGGTGGATGATTGACGTAATGCCTTATTTAATATATTAGTGGTAATACCATCTGGTGCAAACCCAGTCTTCAAATTCTGACTTTCTTCATATTTTTCTTGGCTCACTACATTAGCATTATTACTAATAGAAAAAGCCTTAAAATCATTTTTAGGACTCATATTATACTCCTTAAATTAAGTGATAAACTTTATACCCGTTATCTTTCAAGTTGCCTCTTTGTTGACTGCACTCGCTCACCCCGGTCACATCGTTACCTATGCTCCCGGGGATTCACTCCCTTGCCGTCTCGATGCATCTTGAAATCCATAGGGTATATAAATAACATGTTGAATTATTGTAAAAGTAATGCCTTATTGAATATGCTGAGTACATGTTTTTATCGGTCAAAATTTTTTACCATGTTAATTAAATGATTATGGCAATTTGAATTTTATTAAATTAATATCCTATTGCTTTAAAATATGCTGTAACAATGGGAGCCCAGTTAGTAGGGCTTCTAAAACATCGAAATTCACGCTGATTTTCTATGATTACTGAAAATATTCCTGCCGCGTTAGGGCTGTGGCCATTATGAGTTAACGTGACATTAAAACATTTATTTGGGAATGGTATTGGAAAGTTGTTTAAATATCCAGATGTGTAAGAACCATAACCATTAACTTGAGCTATTCCCCACATTTCAATTAGACCAGAAGGTGATTTTTGCCAGCCAGTTTCATTCAAATTTTTGGTGAAAAATGACATATCTGGTATCTGATTAATCCCCGTTCCTACTTGCCGTTTTGCAGCTTCATTTAAACCTAAGTTTTTCACAAACGCATTTTTATCAGGAATATCTGCGCCATTTTGTGTTTTTTCTAATGCGGAGTTGGAAATTTTAGTTATAATTTTTTGTTCTAAAGCTCTATTTAACTGGGCGATTAGTTTAATAATATCCCCATCATCCAGAACATCATCGCCAGATTGTGTGGCGATAAAATCAGCCACGGCAGAGGCTATTGTTGACGACTGACGTAATGCTTTATTTAACACATGAGTAGTAATATCCTCTGGGGGAAACCCAGTTTTTAAATTCTGACTTTTTTCATATTCTGGTTGACTCACTACGTTGGCATTATTATTAATAGAAAAAGCTTTAAAATCATTCTTGTGACTCATATGCACTTTCCTTAAATAAAATAATGTTCTGTTATAATTAGCATGTTGAGTTATAGTATAGGTAATTTATCGAGATTGATTTCAATTATAGTCTACTCCAAAAAGAGGATAGTAAGATTATATTATAACTTAAACGATTGATTATTTATGTATGACTGATGACAATAAATTGTTTAACATCTTGTAATCGAAAATATATCAAAACTATTAATGTCTCTTATTTTTATAAACTATCTTCAATAGTTTCTATACTGAAAGATTAATACTAGAAATTGATATAAAAATGAGGCTTTGATTCACATAATAAGTGCAACATCGTTAATCCGGAAGTAAGCATGTTCGTATTCCCTTAAATAATTCATTCGGTTTTTTTACTTTTGGCTGGGGAATAAAACTTTTACTATTTCGCGTGTCGAAGTATAAGTTATATAGAACAAGCCTGTTTATATACGGAAAATATAGTTAACTCTTAAAATCCTATTTTTAATTAAATTAGCTTTCTGCTCCATTATTATATTATTTCCTTGTTGCTACAATTTTTTATGGGTGTATGTAATATCATTTTTGTTTCTGATCAAAAAATGATTCATTTTGTTAATGCCTGATTATATTGCCTTTAATAGAGTTGAAATTAATAAAATTAACTGAATTGTTTTCTAAATAGTGTTGTTTGTTTTTTTTAAAAAGAGTTAGTTGTATTATGTTGTAATAATATTTTGTTATATTTTATTTAATAATATAATGATTAAAATAGATTTATTGATTGTTTGTACATTGATGTTAGCTTTGTATTTGAAAATTTCTATGTAAGTAAGTTCTTAGTAAATGAAATCTATTATTTTTTTGTGAGGAGGATAAATGAGTAATAAGAATGATTTTAAAGCTTTTTCTATTAATAATAATGCCAACGTAGTGGGTCAACCAGAATATGAAAAAAGTCAGAATTTACAAACTGGGTTTCCTCCAGAAAGTATTACTACTCATGTGTTAAATAAGGCATTACGACAATCATCAACAATAGCCTCTGTCGTGGCTAATTTTATGTCCACGCAGTGTGGAAAGGATGTTTTGGATAATGGTGATTTGACAACACTTAATAAGACTTTTGCTGATTCATTAGAGTGTCACGCGAACAAAAAATTCCCCGGTAGTTTATCTCATAATGGTTATCAACAACTGCCGGGCGGATTAATACTTCAGTGGGGAAGGCATAATTTTACTCCATTAGCGATAAACAAAGTTATTTTACCAACACCGTTTAAGCATGGTTGTCTGAAGGTTTTTATGTCACCTGTTGGTGATTGGATATTTCCGATGTCAGCAGCACCTAACGGGACATTGAATACTTTTAACTCCTGGGTTGCCGCGCGAACGATTAATGCTTATGGAAGTGAAATCAGGTTATCTGCTAATGATACTTATGTATATGGAGATTATTTTGCAATCGGTTTTTAA